GTGGTGGTTTTTTTGTTATTTAAATTTGCTTTATCTGAGTTTAGAGCAGATAGGCAATATCGCAATGTAAGTGACAGGACATTGACAGCTTACATGTCACTTATGGATGAGTTTCACAGATTTTGCATTGACAATGAGATTGTAAATTTAGAGGATTGCACTCAGTCATTAGTTAAAAAGTATTTACTTAGTTGCAAGGAAAAGGGTAATAATGTTACTACAGTAAATTCGAAGCTCCATATTCTAAAAATATTTTTTAATTATTTTGAACTTGAGATGGAAGTATTTACTGCTAAGACAAATCCAACAAAACGTATTATGTATGCAAAAGAGGATGTCAAAATTGAAGTATTTACAGACAATCATATTAAACAAATGTTGAGATACTTCCAATCATTAAAGCATCGAGATAAATCCCTTTATTCGTACAGAGACTATTTTTTAATAATCTGGTTCTTAGGTAGTGCAGCGAGATTAGGTGAAACAGTCGCACTACGTTGGAAGGACGTTGATCTTATCCACCAAGTTATAACCGTAACAGGTAAAAAACGAGTTGCTAGTAGCATCCCAATGACCGACAAATTAAAGCAAGAGTTTATGGAGTATCGTTTGTTTATAGAGCAATACTTTGGATATTTACCTGAAGCTGTATTTGTAGATCGTAATGGTAATCAGTTAACAGATAATGCAATCAAACTTATTTTCAAGAGATTACAAAAAATTATGAATTTTAAAGATGTTAGGCTGAGTCCACATACTTTTCGTCATACCGCAGCTCATAGGATGTTGGTAAATGGGGCTTCAATCGCCCAGATAAAAGCAATTTTGCGTCACAGTAATGTAAGTATGACACTAAGATACTTTGCATTATGGGGTACTGCTCTAGCAACAGAAAACGAAAAATTCAACCCCCTTAATACCATGGATATCTAAAATATAAATTTAGGAGGAATAAAAAATGGAATTTAATACAAAGATGATTAATAGTAAGGTTGGACTTTTATCTTATGCTTGGTTTGTTGGTGGCGATGAGTTATATCAAGGATTTAATTACTATATTGGAGACGATGAAGACGCACAGGAGTTTATTGAGCTATGGGATGGTAAAGATATAACACTTAAAAACACATTAACACAAATGATATATGATTTTAACGAGTCTTGTATTTATGATGAGTATTATAATTCAGCAAAATATATTTAATTGTAATACAGCCAAGAGGAAAATTTCCCTTGGCTTTTATTTTTTTACAAGAATCCCTTAATCCTCACCCTCTGCCATGCTTCAATAGTCATATCATCCACACTAATAATTCTAATCTGAAAGTATCCCATCTTACTATTACTATTTGCTTTAATGCTTACAACGTTACCATTAATAGTAGCTGTATATAACTTGGTATCTGGTGGACTAGTTTTATCATCATTATAAAATTCAAACACGACATTCTCACTCAAAGGTGTTTCACCTTCCAGAATTGTTGCTGTGAATGTTTTGGTCTGTCCAAAGTTAATATATACATGATCTCCTTCAACCTTTGCATCTGTTACAATTTTAATAGTCTTCTCTACTGGCTCTGGTTCAGGATCAGGATCAGGTGGAGTAATCTTACAAGCTAAGCCTCCTGCAATATTATTTTTTACATCGTCCAATTCAGGATTAATTTGTTCACGCTCACACGTTAAAATTGATATCCCTTTTTGAGTATAATCATCAATATTTATTATTTTAAATTTATTACCATTGATCATGAATTCTGCTGTAAGTGTAATATTTGTATCTAATTTATGACTTGGTACATTTACAGTTATCCTATTATCCAATATTGTCATGACCTGTCCACCCTTTAATGACGGACTATTTTCTTCTGTGTAACATGGTACAGTTTGCATCTTACAATCCCTGTTAATCACAATACTATGTGGTAAAAGTCTCATATTAGCCTTGTAATGTCCGTAACGTCTGTCATTAACCTGAGATATGACCATATATGTATTATTGTTATAAAGAATTGTAGAACCTCTCTGAATATGTATTAGTGAAGAGATTATTTTATCATCATACCAATTGGTAAGTTTAGTATTAGTGATAATCACTGAAATTGGCTCAGATGATTCATTCAGATAAACACTTCTACTAACTTGATTAAGCATAAATTTAAAATTTGATTCGTCATCTACATTGAATAGCTTTAGCATAATTTTGTGTATCATTCCTTTCTATATATTTCATTCTAATTAGAATAAAAATAGAAGGTATACATTACATCCTTGTAAATAGACTAGGACATAGTGTAACCTTCTGATTTTACTTATTAATGTTTAAAATTTGATTGTAGAATTGATATGAGTGTGATTAACTTCTCTCAATTCTCTAACCGTCATTTCATCAACCATTTTATCTTGTCCAGTAGAAGGGATGGTGTGACTGTTTGAAATAAATTCTTCCCTGTCGATTGAATCAGGAAGAGAGAGTATTTCAACACAATGAGTCCAACTAGGTAAATGCGAAGTCAACTTCGTATTTGGGTTTTGTTTGAAAAAAAGTATGAATTGCTGTGCGTAGCGAATAGTGAACTCAAAATTTTCTTCAATCCATTCACCAAAATTACCATGTTGTAAATCATCTTTTACCTCACTTAATCTCTTTCCAATCTCCCAAGCATGTTCAATCATAGACTTCTTCATATTCTCTTCAAGCATTTTAATTTCAGTTGTTACTGTTTCTAAATTTCTAACTATTGAATTACTTATTTCTAACGCCTCCATCCACAGACAGCATAAATTTAAAAGCGTCTTTTGGTTTAAGTCCTAATTGTGGAGCTACATGATTAGCTATCTGTTTCAATGTTGCCTTTTCTCCTAGTTGTCTCTTACCAATCTCAAAAATAGACTGTCCTGCAATTTGCTTGTAACTGTTGATCTCAGCTGTGATAATATTGAGATCGTGAAGTTCTATGTGAACCTACCCTAAACTCAATAGCAGGATACGAGTGAGTCAAAAACGCTAATTGTTCTGCTGCTGTGGTTCCTAATCTTCCTGATGATACAAGAGACTGAATAGGAGGGATGAGGTCATTAAGTTTGATTAAACGTTTAGTAGTTCGTTCTGACTCACCAATTGAATCAGCAACATCCTTCATAGACCGCTGGACATTTTGTCCTGCGGTACGATCACCATTATTCTTTATCTCCCAATACTCCTTATACTTCTTTGCTTGTCTACCTTTTTTAATTGGATCGGACTCTGCTTCACCTCTACGTTCCCTGTTCTCGGCAATAAGGAGGTATTCAAATACTCATTGCTAGAATTGTTTGATGACTTCAGGATCGGCATTATCCATAACAAATTTAGCCTTTTCATACTGTTTGCCTGAACCAAATCCTGATTTCTCTGCTACTATGTCACGATATTGACCTTTTTGACCCTCAGGAAAATTTTCCTTACCCCCTGATTCCATACGTTCCCTAGCCAATATTTTTTCCTCTTGCTCCAACTTTCTTGCGTATGCTAATCTTTCTTCAATTACCAAACAACATAAACGTATTACTATTATCCTGTGGTGTGTCAGATGATGGTAATTGTCTAATTTTACGCTCCAGTTGATCAATTCTATTCTGTAAATTATCCGCAAAATCTAATACACTTGTGTCGTCAAATTTACGACTTGCCATTAATTCAGGATTATTTGCAATAGCTTCCAATACTGTTAGTGCAGATTGATATATTGCACGTTTAGATTGGTTAGATGATGGATTGTATTCATCGTTTGGGGAGAGTGAATTTTCTTCAAGAAATATGGATAATTCATCATCTGTGAAACCTGATTGTTGTATCTCAAGTTGTAAGCGTTGTAGATTGGTCATTGTATTTGTTGTCATTATATATTCATCCTTTCGTTGTAAATAAAAATTCATTCCCAAATTAGAAATGGGCAAAGAAAAAAGCCTACCTTTTCGAGTAGACTTTAATATAATTTGTTATTCATCAAGTTGTATATCTTCCACAACGTAAGATGTTTCACCTGTTTTCTTGATTTTTACTGAAAAGTTCACTCTCAATTTTGCTCCAAACGAATTTACAGCGTCAACATATGAGTTAACTTCAAAAGTATTATTACCTATCTCTTTAATGTCCTCATTATAAAAACTAAAGGGAAAGTCAGCATCAGAAGGTGATTTCAAATTCTCTTTTACAGTTTTTATTGCTGCTGCCCATGCAAATGCTTTATCATCATCGCTAGGCTCTTTGGAATATGTCAATTTTGAATCATTTGATTCTTTCAGAATAGCATCAACCGAATCACTTAATTTTATATCTTCTGCTAGTGGTCGATATGGGTCATCATTGTTTATAACAATTTCATATAAATAATCCGATTTTCGTTGAGCATCAAAACCCAACATTGAATATACATCGTTATTATATTTGTATTGAATCCCTTCGAAAGAACATATTGATTTCTCACCACATCCAAAATCCCCTCCACCAAAATAGAAAGCTTCACCCTTGAGTGCATTAATTCCTTCTAACATTGAATAGTATTTTTCATCTTTTGATAGGCTTGAAAAAGAATCATTAACATTGACTTCAACAGTGTAGTAATAGAATTTATAGCCCTTTAAACTACTTGTTTTAGTTTGAATAATCTGTATCTCACCATTCAGATAAGATTTAATATTTTCATTGTCCATAAGTGAAATTTTAAATCTCTCCAGTTCACTTTCATCAAGGCCATTTCTTCCAGAACAACCTGTTAATGCAACCAAAAATATTAAGACAAAAAGAACTATATTTTGGTATTTAATCAATATTTAACCCCCAAAAAAATCCTATATTTCCCACAATCCTACCATATATCGACAATATAGGTCTATAGTTTTAGTGAAAATTATAGTTAGTGGTCTAAAGTCGTAGATTGATAATTCATAAATTATATTTTTTTCTATTTCTCAATTTTTTATTTTAATGTGTAAATGGGTATGCTCAACGCACCATTTTACAGTTTGGGGTATCGACATTTATTCCATTATCATCCTATTATCCCATGCTTTCCTATTCATTTTCATATCAAATCCTTCGTTTCATCCCCATTTTATCCCTGTATTACTCATCCAATCCATCATATAAATATGTATAATAGTGCAAATCACTACTCATTTTCAACTAATTAATGGTAAATTGTATATTATTAGTCGAATATAAGACCACTAACTCTCTAATTTAGTGGTCTATATGCTCGAATAGGCTTCATTTCTTCCTTTTAATAAGCTTAATATTAATATCATAGGGATGAAGGTGGATACCGTTTATATTTATTAGATAATATTAGAAAAATAATAAGAATGCTTAAATACAAGAAAAAACTAAAGAAAAAATGAAAAGTTGATACCTTGAAAATAAAAAAAATTCACGTTTATAATTTAGTACCAGATACTAATTAATATAACATGAACGTGCGTAATAATATAAACACTTTATATCACTCTCTATATTTTAGTTAGTTATTATATTCATAAATCCATACCATTTTTAGATCAATTCTATTTCATTTACGATTCATTTCCTTGACCACTATCTATTTTCTCACCACTCAATCTCTCTAACTCACTGGTCACATCTGTTACATATGGATTATGTTTTAAAAGTGACTCTAAACTTAGCCCTCCGATTTCCTTCAGTACCTTGAGATTATCAATAATATCACTCTCACTAGTCGGCATTGCATATTGGAATGTAATATTTATACTGTCCCATTGTTCTTCAGTAAACTTTTTACCCTGAATTTCCAATAATTTTCTAATGCTCTCAAGTCTACTCTTGAGACCTTCCTTTATGTATCGCTCTGTAATCATAGCTTTTAGATTAGCCACACTAAATAAAAGCTTTAGACTTATCTCACTAAGGTTACTGACATCTACCTTTCCCATAGCCACACTAGGCGTGCCACTCACGTCCATGAGGCTCATCATTAGATGACTATACAAGGTCTTGAAGCTGTCATGATTGAACTCATTGTTAGCAAAATAAAATTCAGAATCAGAATCTAAAGTTAATCCACCACCTACTACCTCGGTAGGTAATGTATCATCACCCTTTAACTTCTGTCCTTTTATGATTGGAATACCAGTCACATGTTTGTAGAAGGCATCTGTACTCTTGCTAATCAAATCCTCCATGTTATCAAGTATGCCTACATAATCATCCAGATCACTTCTACCAAATGTTGAATCTAATGGATTTTCATTTCTGTACAATACAGGCAATCCACTAATACTAGTAAATCTCCCTCTAAGCTGTAACTCTCCACCTGCATTACTATATTTAGTTACAGTAACTCCATCATGTACATTCCAAAAGGTTACATTATTTGTTGTATATGACTCCACAAACCCAACATACTCACCATCATTATCAATGACAGGATAGCTGTCAGCACAGTCAATCATCTTACTTCTGATTTTCCCATCCTTAATATACACGTACTCATACGCATTGCCATAAGCATATACACTTTGTACAATGTCAAAATCAATCTGTTCAAAGCCATTTTTATAAACTCTTTGAATCTCTGTTACAATGTCCTGATCTCCACTATATGTAATACCATTACCAACTAAGTATGATGTAGCATATTCAATTAATCTTGCACCATAATTTAACACAATTCTTCTTGGCTCAAATGGTTTCCCATTAAACATTTCAGGAGGTCTATTATTAATCTTATGACTTCCTGCTAGATACTCTTTCTTCTTGATAATATCCATTATACGTTGTTGCTGACTTACCTCATTTGTAAATTCTAAAAACCAATTATTTGTGTTATAACCTTGCTCATTTATGTATTCTTGTAAACTCATATACTATTTTCTCTCCTTTTTTTCATGACACAAAAAACCCATTTCCAAAAAAAGAAATGAGTTTACGTTTCATTTCATACATACCATTTTCCACTCTTAGCAGCCTGTACAGCCAATCCCATACTAATGACTAAATCATCATGATTGCCATTACCTTTTGTGTTCCCTGTTTTACCTTTAGTATCCTCTACAAACATCTGCATTTGTTGAAGAGTGTCTTTATCATTGATATTTATAATCCCCTTTTCAAACGATTCCTTCATATCAGTAACAAGAATAGCTTTAGTAACTGCTGATGTCATCCATCCACGTTCCAGTTTACGATTACCTTTTTTATCAAATGTCTTATGTTTATATAGATTCTGATAATTATGGTCTTCCCACAATCTTTCAATGACTGGTAAACCATAACTGTTACGCTCTATTGCTAAGTATGTATATCCATAATATCTGCCTATGTAATTTAAAAACTCAGCAAACTCATACACACTAATTTTATTATTGTGGAAGCTTGCTACTTCAATACCTTCAGTATTAAGAATACTTAAACTACTACTATCGCCACCAGAACCAGAAGCAACGTCACTACCTCCATAATATCTACCCTGTTTAGGTAAATGATATACGTTCAAACCTTTGCCTATCCATTTATGTAATTGTTGTGGGATGTTCCGTTTCAGAACTTCTGAATCAATTGGTTCTGGAATGTGATTCAGTCTCTCAATTATTTTCCCTTGATCAAATACATTTCTACCTGTCGATTTAAATGCTTCAACTGCTGTTGATGGAAATTCTGTTTGAAAATCCTCTGTACTCATTGTACTGAGTTTCCATTCACGCCACATCAACATGTCCAACGTAGCACCAGATTCATATAATCGTTTTTCTTCGTCTGTCGTTAAATCTTTAGTTGCTAATCGACTACCTTTGTTAATAGATTTGTACCATTCTACCGCTTGCTTAATTTCACTTTTAAACTGAGTTTTATGAGCATCACTAATCCAACTATAGAAGAATGCTTTGAAATTTGTATTACGTTTCATTGATTTTTGAAACAATAAATAGTAATGATTCGCTGTACCATTGGCTGTAGACTCAATTACAATTTTACTATCTGGATTTTTCGCCATTGATTGCATGACACTGGTCAATAGTTTAGATTGATCTAATTGATAGAATGCCATTTCGCTGAGCAAGACATATTGATATGTTGAGCCTCTACCAATGTTTTCATGTGGTACTCCAACTTGGATACGACTACCATTTGATAATAATAATTCATCTCTATTGTCACGAACAGTTTCAGGGAGATAAGAATACATGTTTCTAGGAAGGTTATCATTCATTCTTTTCAAACGACCAAATAACTCAGAAACTTGCTTATTATCCAATGATACAATTAGATAGCTTGTATTAGGACGATTAATAGCATTCCATAGACAAATTGCTAAACTCATCGTACTAAATCCGATTTGACGACTCTTCAAAATGATATTAAACTTTTCCATATTCAAAACAAAATCCCTCTGCTCCTTATTAAGAGCAAAGGGAATCAACTCACCATGATTATCAACTATACGTACAAATTCCTCACTAAACAGAATAAAATCATACATAATCTTATCAAAGCGTTGCTGTTTACTATCCTTGGGTGTTACCTTACCATTTATTTTATTACTATTACTATTTAGCTTCTTAATTTTCAAACTCATATTACTCATCACCGCCAAAATAAGCCTGTGCTTGTTTGTGATGTTCACTAATTTCTTTTTGTAGCTTCAACATTAACTCTACATCTTTAGGCTGCGGATCATTTGTAACACGTTCTTTAACCTTTTCATAAATCTGCTCCAAATCTTCAGCTTGTCTCATCTGTAACACTAATGAAAGAATATGTTTAAACTCTGGTGACTTTTCCCATTCTCTATAAAATTCCAAACTCTTCACATCTATTTTTTTCATTAGCTCTTCCTCTGTAGAAGGTCTAATTTTATCAGCAGGTCGCCATAATCCAAACCGCCATTTTACATATTCTTTTCGCTTTGCTGAAAGTGAACGTAAAACATCATATATTGTAATATTACTCATTTTTGTATGTCTCCTTTAATTTTAATATTAGTTTATTGTGGCAATATCAAGGGGCGGTATCGCTTTATTCGCTATGCGATAAAAGCGTAGTGCCGCCGCCCCCTACGCACTTACGTGCTACCCCCTCGACACGAAACAAAACATATTTCGCTTACGCTCATTCTTAAACAGAAAAAATTATACACTTAATGTCCAAGGGGTAGCGCAACGCGCGTAGGGGAATGGGGCATCAATGCGGTTTTGGCGTGTTTTTCGCCAATAAAGCATTACCATTCCCCTGATTCTTTACGTTTTAACTTGTAACACTATCGTTGTAAAATGAGGTTGTGAAATTAAACTTATAAAAATCGTTGTAAAATATGATAATTTATGATATTAGTTGTAATTCGGTTGTAAAATGAAAATGAAAAAAAGCCTTATAAATCAAGGCTTATTCCATAAAGTTGTAAAACCGATTCAATATTTTTTTTATTTTTACAGTACTATAGTTTTCATTTATTTTTTTCAAAAGTTCGTTTCATTCTACAACCCAAGTCAAAAACCCTTGATAAATAAGGATATTCTTAAAATTAATTTTACAACCTATTCTACAACCAAACTCAAAAAGCTATTGATACTAGCGCTTTTTTCAAATCAATTTTACAACCTATTTTTACAACCACTATTTATTAAATGGATCGTCATACTCATCTGATGATTTTAATTTTATCCCAAACCAACATTGGACTGATTCACGTTGTATTTTTTTATACTTGAAATTTATACCAAGTGATTCCGCTAGTCTTGTATTAAAATTCTTTTTTCCTAGCATATTTTTAATACCCCATTCTTCGCAAAACTCTCGATATCGTATGTATAAGTCTTTTGTTGAAATAAAATAATCCTTGTTAACTTCGCACTGCTCCTCTACAAACTGACGGACATTATCACAATGCATTTTATATTTTTCAGTTGAGTTTTTTAAACTCTCACCTTGAGTAAATCTTTGGTTAATATGTAAACGTTTGACTCCTTCGATTGCCTTATTAAGCAATGTAGCCAATGCTTCAGGAGTAGTAAGTTTATGTATAAGGTTGATATCTTTGTTGTCGTCTGTAAATTTATTATTAAACTCAAACAAAAGCCATCTACGAAAATATCCATCAGTCATATCTGGGGTAACCACCATATGATTAGCACTAAACAATAGTTTTACTGTTGGCTTAATAACTTTTGGGTCTTTATTTTTATGCTCAATCGTAATGGCTTCCTGAGATACGATGGCTTTAAAAATACCAGTATCCTCAATTGGTTTTTGTGGCAAGTCGCTGAAAGCATTGAGTAACTTCCCTTCGATCCCCCCAGCCCTAAATCTATGCCCCAAATCTTGTAAACTAACATTGGCAACATTACACTTTCCAATCAATGCTGTTACCATGTCTATAGCAACTGATTTACCGTTACTACCACCACCTAAAAACATGAAAGCCTTTTCTAGGTGAAGATTGTTAGTTAGCATATAACCTATCATTTCATAAAACGCATCATGAGAGTCTTCTGGTAACACACTCGATACAAAGTTATGTATTATTGGATCATTTGCTTTTGGATCGTACTCTATTGGCAATTGAACCGTTGATAAATATTTTGGTGAGTGGGACATAATATCTCCTGTCAAAGGATTGAGCATTCCATTTTTTAAATTTATGTATGGTATTGGTGGGTTCAATTGATTATCTAGTAAACGAACCTCGTTTTGTGCATAATAAAGCGATTCCTTTATATATCTTTGTGTACTTGACTTTCCGATCAACTGTTGTCCAATAACTTTATAATATGCTTCGCCATCATTACGAAAATACCCATCTTGATAACGCCATAGAGTTTGACCATCAAAAACACATTTCAGTCTATCGATCATATCCTCGGCATGTGTTGCATGTAAAAACTTTCCTTCGTGATCAAAGTAAAGCGGAAGTTGCTGTACTATCTCCGATCGTGGTACTTCTACTATGTCATTTCTCATTAATTATTATTTCTCCTATTATTCCTATTTTATGTATAAATGATTCCCAACTGCAAAGTGTCAACTTTTTCTTGCTATCCAAATAATCATATGTTATAGTTATGATGTATTAATAATATCCACCTCCTTAATGTGTTAGAATTCCATTATATAATTCTTTGAAATGTTTTTCAAGGGTTTATTTGTGTTTCATATAATTTTATTTAAAATCATATTTTTGAGCATCAAAAGTTATTGTATTTTGTGACTTCAATGTAATATTTCTACCCTCAATCGTAATATCCCCATTATCCTCAGCCTTAATTGTAATACCTAGATCACCCAATTCTACTTTTCTAACTGCTCCTGTATGACTACGATGATACGTAATACCCAAATTATCAGTTTCCTTTTTAATGAAACCTTTTGCACTATTTTGAGTTACATTATCTCCTCTACCCCATTGCATCACAGGATAAGAATCAGCACCAGTACCTTCCAGTTTAAGTATAAATTTTTCGATTGGATCATATGTAACTTTATAGAATGGATATAATGTAGCTGTATTTGTTAATTTTGATTTTGAAGCATCTGTCCAATACAATAATTTGTCATTGCTGTCTTTAGCTTGAATGCGGTCTGTAATCGTACCAGTAATTAACTTTATATAATTATCCTTTGCATGGACATAATCAATACTACTACCAATTGTATCTGACTTATTCAATGTTTTGAGTGCGTTCACAGTTAGATTATTAATAAATCCATCATCTACGGTTAGTGTTCCAGCTTGGATAAATTGGGCGTCAAGTGAGCCAACGCCCTCAATATCCCAATTGTTCATATAAAACTTTTTACTCTCCGAGTCCAATAGTGCTGTATTCTTGCCATCTGTCAATTGCATCTTTTTAAATTTGGCTCTACCATCTGGTCTAGCATGATGAGGCAGTTTTCTAAGCGACTCAGTATCATCAATATAAGACTCATATCTTGCAAATTTTATTTTATAATCCTCGGTGACATCTAACTCGTGGATAATACATGCACCGCCAACTTTCTCATCCGTTACATGTCTATAAGCATCTCTAATAATCTCATATACATGCTCTGTTGTACCCAATCGACTTTCTATATATTCGAGTGCTTTATCACTATTAGCTCCTGCACCAAAAATATCACCATTATTTATAAACTCAGATTCAATTTCAAATTTAAGCTCACTGGCAAAAGTATGGAATACATATTTACCACTAATATCTGTCTCAAGAGCATAAATACCCAACTCATCATGATTGTATTTATTGTAGGCATCTATAGCTACTTCCTTGACTTTTCCCGTTGGAAAATAGCTAAGATCGCCATACTCGATGCGAAGAGTATCAAAAACATAATTAACTGCATCTACTCTACCCATGCCAAATATAATTTTGTCGCCAATGACTTTAGCCTTTTCCACTCCGTCATGGCTGTAATATGTCTCTCCATCAATCTCCACACATGCTCTTGTGTCACTAAATAAATAAACCTTATCGTCCTCTCCCTCAACAAAAATCATACTCATAGCGTTACCTCCACTGATTTTACTTGTGAAGCAGATATAATAGTAGATTCTTGATTGGGATTGTTAAATCTTAGATCATAACCTTGATCTAATCCTTCTAAAAATTGAGTGACTTGCTCTAGTGTAAAGTCTTGATGCTTCTCAACTCTCGCAACCAATTGACCATTAATTTTTGTACCCTCAATAAAGTTAATTGTTAATCTCATAATTTATTATCGCTCCTATTTTTTCATTATTTTATTTTAAATATCTTCAATCTCAAATGCCTGTAGTGCATTACGATAAACTACAAAATGCTTAATACCGTCTGCAAAATGAAATGTACTTTTTGGTGAAGCATTAACCATCCAATCTGTAAAATCCATGATTGTATCACTATCACTAAGTAACGTGTAAGGTTTAGGCTTATTCTTGATCCATAATTTTATTTCTTGTAACATTTTTTTATCTACCTCTCTTTGTCTTGTCTGTAACCGTAATATAGTTGCAATATATCTCCATATGTTTGTGAGATAATTGTAATTTTCCACTTTCAAATTGAGAAAGGTATGAGACACTGACACTCATTGTTTTAGCTATTTCTGTTAATGTAATTCTTTTGGATATGCGTAATAGCTTCCACTGCATTGTTACTACTTCACTATTCATTTTTATAACCTCCTATTAAAATGTTAAGTTAAAAAAAAGAGAAGGGAATGAATCCCCTCTCATACAACTAAAACTATTTTTTGATTACAAGCTGTGCAATTTTGCGTGGACTAGCAACATACAATGTAGGCTCAGCAATCACATAACCGTCTGTACTGTCTCCTGTACGTCCTAACGCTTGAAAGTGTGGATTACGCAACCATTTGATTTCAACGTCATTCACATCGAATACAGTCATCTTATCAACACTTGCATGTGGAGTAAGAAGTAGATCAATGTAACCAAAACTTGTAATGACACGATTAACCACTAAACCAAATTCATTCTCTTTTGCTACGTAGTGATAAGAATTTTTATAAATCTCATCAATCTGTGATTTGATTGTTGCGTTGACAAGTGCCACATATGCACCCGAACCATTACGATCCCATAGCTTTTTAATTGTAGCTTGGATATCTGCTTCAGTTGGAGTAGCAGCCTTTACAATATTATCTGCATATACCCAACTCTCTAATCCTTGCATACGCCGAACAAATGGAGTTGCAGTACCATCGTCCTTGATTCCTTTAGTAAGTTTCTTCTCAAGATTAATTTTTAATTCTGTTAGTCGGTGAGAGATTTCCTTGGCAAATTGCTTGCTGATACCATTACCAGACATAGCTTCCACTGTTCCAGATACGGAAGCACCCTTTTGAAAAATCTCTGTATTATTAGAAAGTGAAGCACGCCCAGATTGATAAAATTTTGTATCCTTATTACCCTCTGTAACAGAGATATCGTCTGTATCATCCAAGCTAACCTCACGCCAAGTATGTACGTCACTTGTAATTGTATCGACTTGTCCACGTTGCATTAGTAGAGAGGTTAGTGGAGTCTGTTGTACTCCTAATAGTGTGATCTCCTTGTCTAGTGATACCTTCTCATTAGATAAAAAATTGTTTGATTTAAACATTATGTAATCATCCTTTTCATTTTGTAATATGTACTGTTAAAGTTTTTAAGTTATAGCGGTAAAACTTTAACCAAAAATTTTGCTTAGTTTACTGCCAATCATACCTACTGTATCTTTAGCTTGTTCTGCCTTATCATAGGCTGTTTGCTTTTTATGACCCTCAGGGACATACGAATTATCCAGTTTACGATTAGAGATGATTTCATTTAATTTATCAAGTTTTGGTTGAAGCTCATCTTGACTATTTACTGTGATAAAATCAATAAAATCCTCCATATCCATTGATTTAAGCTGTGATACTACATTTTGTTGTAATAGATCAGCTTTCAATTTCTGAATTTCTTTCTGCTCATTTGTCAATTCTTTAGGCTTTAAACCTTCGATTTGACTCTCTAATTCAGCAATTTTAGCTTGCTCAGCTTGGATAAGATTATCAATATGTGCTTGCTGTTCTTCTGTAAATTCCATTCTTGTAACGCTCCTTTTCATATGAGTTTTTAATTAAAATGTTAATAAAAAAAAGAACCTCCACAGAACGTGAAGGCTTGTCCTGATCAGGACATAAATAGGAGAAATAATAAATAATGAGTAATTATAAAACATTTTTGATCTACGACAATCAAAATTAGGACTTAGAAGTCCATATATGCCTACTGACGTTTCCCCTTATCCGTACCAGTAGACATGTATCGATTCCCAAATTCTAAGAAACTACTCATCTCTTTTTTCGATCGTTTAGCTTATTGTAGTCTCTCTCCATAGTAGACCATTATTGTTTTTATATTTTATCATTTCATTATTTTTTGCATGTTCAAATAAACCATATAATATAAGGCTTTTTTGAACATTATTAAATTTTACCAATTATTACTAAGTCGAAAAACCGTTGATATATAAGGGTTTCTAAATGTCGGATTGCTCTCGAATTCTGTTATTTTGATCCCATTTTCTCTGTTTTTCCATTCTTATTTTCTTCGTGCACTCATCACAATATTTAGTGCGATTAGACTTCTTTGTTATTCTTGTGCCACATGATTCACATGGAATGGTATTGTCTCCATAGTAGACCATTATCTCTCCTATAAAGACCATTATCTCAATTTTCAAAAAGCGTTGATATCATTGAGTTTTATTAATAAAGTAAAATTATGGTATGTATAATAAAGCCTTGAAAACTGTGAGTTTATCAGCATTTTCTAATGCGTCTTAATTTTTTCTAAATGTCCACAAACATCATGCTCTCCTCATATTAACAGAAAAACATGTTTTTCCTGTTTTACGTTGATATATCAAGGTTTTTTGGGGATTTCCATACATCTAGTTACTATGATTAAGCTTATTTTTATGCCATGAATTCCTTTTTATTTCTCTCTCTTTCTTTCCAGCACTCATCACAATAAATTCGCTTATTACTCTTACTTTTATACCATTTACCGCACCCACATAAGTTAACTGTATTATATCTCCAACTAATATAATAGTTTATGTAGTTATCGAAATCAGTAATTAAAATTTCATAGTCTTCATCATATTAACAGACAACATCGAAATACTTATTTAATCCTTTTCACATATGGAGTTTTTGAGGATTTCCATAACTTCACATTTCCTACCTCTCCATAGAAGACCATTATCTCTCCATTAAAGACACTTATCTCAAATGAAGGATAATTGTTAAAAAAGCCATATAGAATAAGGTTTATTTAATAATTTTGAATAATTTTAAAATTATGATGTTGTTGAAAAACCGTTGATGCATAAGGGTTTCTAAATGCTAACATTTTGATTCTAAACCGTTACATTCTGTTTCTGAAGACTTAATTTGTACAAATATTATGCAACGTGGCGTAGGAAATATTAATCCATTGAAGCTTGCAAAGTGTGCAGTAGAGTTGGAAAGGATATATGGAATAACAAAAGGTAGCAAATCCTTTCAGGGAAATCAGCACGTTGAGGTGGAACGAAATAATTTCGCATCAGCAAAAACGCAAGATGACGTAGCACAAGACTTAAACATCACAACAAGACAACTTCAAAACTACAAAAAGCTCCTCTCTCTTATCCCAGAATTGCAAGATATGGTTGAGGATGATAATTTAAAGACTACTACTGCTACACATTTAGACCACTAA